CAAGAAGCAGAGAAAGCACAAAAAGAACAAGAACAACAAGCAAAGGAAAATTAATCAATGAACGGTAATACAGGTAATCTCAATGAAAGAACTAAAAAAGATTTCTTAATTTATGCGAACAGTGTAATTAAAAGTCGTGCTATTCCAAGTGTTGAAGATAACCTAAAACCTATTCATAGAAAGATTCTTTATACATTGTATGAAGACAAACTAACTCCAGACAAATCAACTAAGAAATGTGCAACAGAGGCGGGAAGAGTTTTGGCTTATTCTCCACACGGAGACGCCTCTGTTTATGGCGCTATGGTTCGTTTAAGTCAATGGTGGAAATTGAGATATCCTCTTATTACAATGCAAGGTAACTGTGGTAATATCTTAGGAGACACTGCGGCCGCATCAAGATATACAGAGTGTAAATTATCACCTGTTGGATATTTAATGCTTGAAGAACTAAATAAGAATTGTGTTGAATTTAAACCTAACTATGATGGAACTACTGAAGAACCAGTTGTATTGCCAAGTAAGTTTCCATATTTATTATGCGGAAATAATAGTGGTATCGCAGTTGGTATGAGTAGCGATTTAGTATCTCACAATTTTAGTGAAGTTGCAGATGCAATTAAATATTATTTAAAGAACAGAGATTGTTCAATCGCGGATTTAATGGCGTATGTAAAAGGTCCTGACTTCCCAACAGGCGGTCAAATTATAAATGGAGAGGAATTATTATCTATTTATACAAGAGGACAAGGCTCAGTTAAAATGCGGGCTCACTATGACGTTATTAAAAAAGGAAATGAAACATTATTAGTGTTCCACGACCTTCCTTATGGAGTAGAAATTGATAGCGGTGTTAAAGCACCTTTAAAGAAGTTAGTTAATGAAGAAGGTTTCGATATTTTCAAAGATATTGATATAAAAAAGATTGGTCCACGTAATTTTGATATTATCATTACATTGGGTAAAAATGCAAATATTCCAGAATGTTTAAATATTTTGTTTACGAAAACTCGTTTAGCCGATACAATTAAAATTAACCAAACAGTAATTGTTAATGGCGAACCAAAAGTATTAAACTTCAAGCAATTAATTAGCTATTGGGTAAATTATCGTAGTAGTATTATTAAGAATATTGCACAAACAGATTATGATAAGATAAATCATAAATTAACTGTCACAATTGGTTTACAAAAATGTATGTCTGATATTGACTTATTGATTAGCCTAATTCGTGAAAGTGATTCAAGAGCAGATGCAAAAGTAAAAATTATTAAAGCATTTGAATTGAATGATGAACAAGCCGAAGCGGTTTTAGATATGAAATTAAGTCGTTTAAGTCGTTTAGATTTAGCAGAATTAAATGATACAGAAAAAGAATTAGAACAAACATTAGCAAAGATTAAAAAATTATTAGATGATGAAGAAGAACGCTTTAAAGTTATTGCTCAAGATTTAGACGATATGAAGAAAGTTATCGGCAAAGATGAGAGATTAACTGAAGTAATTTATAATCGTCCAGTTGAAGGATTAAATAGTCCTGAAAATATCTTAGTTAAAAAAGAATGGTTAGTTTATGAAGACGGAATTATTGCCGCAGATGAACAAGTATCATTAAGTAACGGCAAAGCGGCGGTTCAAAATAACTTAAAACAAGTAGTATTTGCTTATAGTAAAGATGATTTGTTTGGTTACAGCGAAAGCGGCGAAATGTTCCCTCTTATGAAAATGAATGATAAAATGATTGGCGCAATTATTAATGATGAAAACAAAAATAAAGTTGTCACTGTAACTCAAAACGGTAACATCAAAGTTTCATCTGCAAATGAATATAAGTGGAATAAAGTTGAAAAACTTATGAAACTTAAAGAAAATGATAAATTAATCTTTGCGGCGAAATGTAGCGACCAAGATTATTTAGTATTATACGATAATAAACAAAATCATCTATTAAAATTGGCAATTAAAGATTTAGTTGTGGCTTCAAAACTTACAGTTGGAGTAAAGAGTGGATTTGAACAAATTACAACCGCAATGGTAGTTTCAGACCAAGACCTATTATTATGTATCACAAAAGATAATAAAGGTAAGTTTACATCTGTGAAAGACTTTAATGTCGACACACGCGGCAATAAAGGTCAAGCATTAGCAGAAGGAACTGTATTTGTTAAGAGTTTTGAAAGTAATAGAGAGAATATCTATTTAATGCCAAAACAAGGCAAACCTATTGTTTTAGGTCGTGATAAACTTTCAATTAAGAGTAGAACTGCGATTGGAGCAAGTATCGGAACTCGAGCAATAGTTGACGCAATTTAAAAATATCTTGTCAAAATGGATAATATGTATTATAGTATATATATAAAATGATAGTAAGACAAACAAAGGAGTAATAAATGGAAGAAATCATTTTAACCGATAATGGAAAAAAGGTTTTGCAATTTATGCAAGACAATGACCAAGTTCATGTTGGTAAGGACTTGATTGAATTAACAGGAATTAAAGGAATTTATCCGGTATTAAATTCTTTAATTAGAAACAAATTAGTTGAGAAGAGTGCGAAAGTAATTCGTAACTTCACAAACAGCAAAGGCGAAACTCGCCCTAAAGAGTATGAGACTTATAAGTTGACTGATTTAGGTAGAGAGTTTAATTTAATTTAAAAAAATAAGGAGACAAAATGGAAAATTTAAGAGAAAATGAAGTAGTTATCGTAGGTAAATTAGTAAGTGTAGATGTAAGAAAAGATTTTGATAAGAATAATAAAAGTTATATCTCTGTCGATGCAGTAATCGAAAGTCAAATTAGTGGCAAGAAAAACGTTTTTGAAATTAATTTCTATACAAGAGAAATGACAAAAGATAATAAACCTAACAAGTTATATCAATCTTATGACAAGCTTCCAGAGTTAGTTAATAAGAAAATTGAAGTTTCAGGTGAATTAGTAGAAAATAGATTTTGGTCTGCAAATTTAGGTCAAATGGTTTCTGCTCAAAAGATTAATGGTAAGTTCATTAAGACTCAATTAGACACAGTAGCTGATTCTGCAACATTCTCACTTGGTGGATTCGTAGTTAAAGAATTAGTTGAAAAGACTAATAAGAACAATGAAGTATATCGTTATGATATCGCCATTGGTCAAGCAAATTATAATGCAACAGCAATGAATATGTTCACAGTACACGTTAACCCAGAAGACAAGGAAATTGTTAGAGGTGTTAAGACTTACCAAGCTGGTATGACAGTATTAGTAAAAGGTAATTTAGTATTCACTGAAGAACAAGTAACAGTTGAAGATGAAAACAGCGGCTTTGGAGAAAAGATTTCTAAAGTTTATACAAATAGACAAAAGAATTACTACATTAGCGGCGGTTCAAATCCAATCACAAGTGCTGAAGCAGGTCAATATAGTGGTGAATTAATTAAGAACCTAATTGAAGCTTATAAGCAAAAAGATGTTGAATTAATGAGTAATGCATCATCAAAAGAAGCTAATGCACCAGTAGAAAAAGAAGCACCAGTAACTCAAAGACAAAGTAGCTTAATCTAAAATATAGGGTGTATGAATAGTACACCCTTTTTAAATAAATAAATAGGAGAAATAAAATGGAAAATAAAAATGTTTTTGAAATATTAAATAATATAAATGTATCAAGTAAAGTTAAACAAAAAATAGGTTTAAGTTATTTAAGTTGGGCAGATGCTTGGAGTGAATTAAAGAAAGTCTTCCCAGATGCAGATTACACTATTTATACAAGAGATGTAATTAGCAAAACAGTTGAAGTTATTGAAGACACTCAATTTCATACAACTAAAACAATCACAACTGAAACTAGAAATGCAATTCCTTACTTTACAGATGGAAAAACTTGTTATGTTCAAGTTGGTGTAAAAATTGAAGGTGTTGAATATGTTGAATATCTTCCAGTAATGAACAATAAGAATGAAGCTATTCCAGTATCAGTAATCACAATGACTGCAGTTAACAAGGCTATTCAAAGAGCATTTGTTAAGGCTTGTGCTAGACATGGTTTAGGTTTATATATTTATGCGGGTGAAGATTTACCTGAAGTAGACAGAAAAGCCGCACCAGAAATTAATTATGAAGGAATTGAAAAGTTAGTTGATTCAGAAAAGTATGAAGAATTATCTAGTGAAAAAATTGCTGAAATAGCACAAAATGCGGGTCAAAAATATAATGCATTAAATGAAACAATTGTATCTAAGTATTTAAATAATTATATATCAGGTTTAATTGATACATATCAAATTAAAAAATTATCTGAAAATGCAGTAGCAATACAAAAGTTTTATAGAATGTGTAGTGAATTAGAAAAGGCGTTAGGTAATGACAAATAAAGAATATACTAGAGATGATTTATCTAAGTTAATAAAGGAAGTGATGGGGATTACAACCATCACTCCTATGATTAACAAACAAATAGGTCGTTTTTCTATGCAAGGATGGTCGTATAAAGATATTGCACGTTGTATTGTATGGTATACAGAGGTTGCAGGACAAAAGTTGATTCCTATGTATGGACTAGGTATCCTGCCAAACATTAAAGAACAGGCAGATGAATATTTTAAAAAGTTGGAGCTTGACCAACAAAGACAAAAGGCGGAAGCCCAAAAAGTCATCGAGTATCAAGATAATAATATTATATTCCACATTAAAAATTTAAAACATCAAGAAAGAAAAGCAAAGCAATTTAATATTGCAGAGATAGACGTAAAAGGAGATTCTGACAATGGCAATCGTTAAAAAAGATTTATTTGACAAGAATGCCTCTTTATATGTATTGAGTTGTTTAATGCGAAGACCATTATTATTGCAAGATGACCATTATGCCTTTGTTAAGACGGATTTTAATGTTCCATTGCATCAAATGGTCTTTTTTGCTATCTACAATATGGCACAAAACGGCGTAGAAAAAATTGTTCCACAAGATATTGATTTATATTTAAAACAATATGATGCACAGTATGAATATTATAAGAATAACAAAGGATATGAGTTCGTTTTGCAATGCTACCAAACAAGTGAGGGTAGTGATGAAAAACAATTCGAGGCGTATTATAATAGGCTAAAGAAGTTCTCTATGTTGAGAGATTTAGAAGAACTTGGTTTTGACACAAAAGAATTTTATGACACAGAAAAAGATGCATTAAATAGAGATTTAGAAGATGAGAAATTGAATAGTATTAGTTTAAATGCAATCCCAGAAAGAATTAGACAAAGATTAGTAGAAATTGAAAATAGACATATTGGTAAGGATGAAGGTCAATCTCAAACTGCGGAAAAAGGTATGAGAGAATTGGTTAAGGCTTATCAAGAGACACCTGAAGTTGGTTTACCAATTGAGGGAGAAATTATTAATTTTGCAACACGAGGCGCACGTTTAGGTAAATTATATATTTATTCGGCACCAAGTGGAATGGGTAAAACTCGTTATATGGTAGGGAATGCATGCGCAATTAGTATGCCATATATTGATAAAGATGGTTCAGTTGTGGTAAGAGGAGATTTAGAAGAAAATAATTATCAAAAAGTATTGTTTGTCGCAACCGAAATGGATGCGTCTGAAATTCAAACTTTAATTTTAGCATATGTAAGTGGTGTTAATGAAAAGAAAATATTATTAGGTAATTATGATAATAATGAATATGATAGAATTAAAAAGGCATTAGATATAGTTGAAAAATATGGACATAATTTTATCATTGAATGTATTCCTGACCCAAGTATTGCAATGGTTAAGGCACGTTTGACAAAATATATTGTTCAAGATAATATAGAATATATCTTTTATGATTATATCTTTACTTCACCTGGACTATTAACTGAATTCAGAGATGTTGCGGTCAGAGAAGACGTAGCGTTAATGATGTTAAGTAATAGTTTAAAAGAAACTGCAATGAATTATCACGTGTTCGTACAAAGTGCGACTCAATTAAATGATGGTTGGTCTAAGAAAGAAATTGGAATAAGAGACCAAAACTGTTTAAGAGGTTCAAAAGCGATTGGCGATAAAATTGATATCGGTTTAATTGGTGTTAGAATGAATGAAGAAGAACGTAAACAAATTGACGCAATTTGGAATGAATTAAGAATGAAGAACCCAATGCTTTATGTAATGGAACCAAATATTGTTATTGACATTTATAAAAATAGACGTGGTGAGTTAACATCAGTTAAAGTATTTAGATATTTTGACTTTGGAACTTGTCATTGTATAGATTATTTTGTAACCGACTCAGCATATAAGAGTATTAAAGATTTAGGTCAATTACAATATAATATTAGACGTTATGATTATTTAGACATCATAACAGGAGGTCAACAATCATAATGAATTTTAAAGACCTTAGACAAGAATTAACAGATGAAATGGTGAAAGATATTTTGGCACAATTTAATGTTGAGCCAGTAGAAGAAGATTCTGAAAAGATTGTCTTTCCCACTTGTTGTCATAATTTAGAAGGCGGAAGTCCTAAGTTATGGTATTATAAAGATAGTAAGTTGTTCCATTGTTTCACTGAATGTCAAGCATCATTTGATATCTTTACATTATTGCAAAAGATGTATAGATTGAGAGGTCAAGAGATTACTTTAAGACAAGCGGTTCAAGTTTGTTCTCTTGATGCATCATCAGTTTCTGGTAAGGAACAAAACTTAGAACACCTTGAAGATTTAAGATATATGCAAGAATTAAACAATACATTCTTGCCAAACATAAATGAATTGAATTTTACAAAATATGATAGTGCGGTTTTAAGACAATTTCCTTTTGATTATGTAGGTGTTATGCCTTGGATATCTGAAGGTATTAGTGTTGAAGCAATGCAAAAGTTTAGTATCAAATATGATACACATAATCAATGTATTATTATTCCTAACTTTGATTATGATGGAAATTTAATTGGTATTAGAGCGAGATTTTTTAGACCAGAAGATGTTCAAAAAGGAAAGTATAGACCAGTTTATTTAAACGGCACATTATATAATCACCCAACAGGCCGAACTTTTTACGGCATTTATGAAAATCATTTAGCAATAGAAAGAAAGCATATGTGTGTAATATTTGAAGGGGAAAAGTCAGTGTTACGTTATGGTTCAATATATGGAGTTGATAACAACATTGCGTTAGCAACTTTAGGACAAAACATCACAAAAGACCACATTCAATATTTATTAAAGATGGGCGTAAGTCACGTTATCTTAGCATATGATACAGACTATGAAGATTATAAACAATTAAAAGAAGTACAAGAAAAATATACGCAAAAGGCAAAAATATTATCTCCTTACTTTAATGTAAGTGTTTTAATGGATTATGATTTTATCTTACCATATAAGTCAAGTCCAATTGATGGCGGAAAAGATATTTTTGAAAAAATGATTAAAGAGAGGTTAATAATAAACTAATGAAAAGAATTATTTTAAAGAAGAACCATATTGAAAATAAACCTAAATACAGTTATATAATTGACTACTTGCAAACATTAGGAGTAGACCCTAGTGTCGCAAGTAGCTTCATAGGCGAACCGAAACCCGCAGATGAAGAAAGCCCATTAGGTTTAGATAACATAGAAAGTGCGGCTAATATAGTTAATACTTATGCATCTGCAAAAAAGAACTTCTTTATCCAAGTAGATGCTGATGCAGACGGATATACTTCGGCGGCTATCTTAATTGGTTATCTAAAAAGGAGATATCCTGACATTAATATAACATATCGTTTACACGATGGCAAACAACACGGCGTAATTGTCGATACTGTTCCAGCAGATACAGATGTCGTAATAATTCCAGATGCCGGAAGTAATCAATGTGCTGAGCATAGAGAATTAACTGCAATGGGTAAACAAGTAATCGTCCTTGACCACCACGAAGTTAATGAAGAATTATTCGTTGATGGCGGTGCAATTATTGTTAATAATCAAAGAAGTAAAGGTTTCCACAATAAAAATTTAAGTGGTGCAGGTGTCGTTTATAAGTTCATTCAATGTATGGACCAAATGTTCTTTAGCGATAAGATTTATTCAGAATATGCGGATTTAGCGTCAGTTGGTATTATTGGTGATGCAATGAATATGTTGCAATTAGATAATAACTTTATTGCTTATCAAGGATTAAATAATATTCATAGTAAACTAATTAAACAAATTGCTATCGCACAAAGCCGCGGAATTAAAGACCCTAATCATTTAACAAAAATAGATGTTGCTTTCTATATTGCGCCAATTATTAACGGTGTAATTAGAAGTGGTGATGATGAAGATAAAAGAATGTTCTTCCGTGCAATGATTGAAAACGATTGTACAGAGGATTTCCATACAGTATGGAGAGGAAAAGATAGACACGAAACATTATATGAAATTGCTACACGTTTAGCAACAAATGCAAAGAGTAGACAAGATAATAGTAAGAAAAAGTCTTTTGAATGGTTATGTAATAAGATTAGAGAAGAAAAACTAGACAAAGACAATATTATTATCGTTACTTTAAATGAAGCCGAAAGTTCAAAAGTAGGCGCAAATGTCACAGGTTTAATTGCAATGGAATTAGTTAAAGAATTTAATAAACCTTGTCTTTTATTGCGTGAGTCAAAAGATGAAAATGGTAATGTTCTTTATGGCGGTAGCGGAAGAAATGGTAACTTCCACGATTTACCTAACCTATTAGATTTTTTACACGAATCTAATTGTGTTGATTATGCCGAAGGACATCAAGGAGCTTTTGGTGCGTTCTTGAAACCAGAGCAAGTTCCGCTATTAAAGGAATATGCAAATGAACATATTAATGCGGCAACATTTAATGATAAAGTGTATGAAGTAGACTATTGGTTCCATACAGGTGAAACTTTAAATAGTGAAATGTTGATGGAATTTGCAAGTTATGATTATTTATATGGCAACTCAATCCCTCAACCAAAGTTTTGTTTTGATATAGACTTTACACCTGAATCAGTGTTCTTTATGGGCGCAACTAAAACCAGTATTAGAATAAATGTGGATGGCGTTGGTTTTATTACATTTAATGACGCGGACTTAACTGCACAATTAAATGCGATGCCAAATGGCGGTCATGCGACAATTATTGGTCGTCCTCAAATTAATGAATGGCAAGGACGTAAGAGTGTTCAAGTTATGATAGATGATATAGATTTAGGAGATACAATTGATAAAGAAAATGATGTAGCTCCAAAACAAAACTTATTTGATTTAATTTAAAGGAGATAATATGGCAAACACAAGAACTTATATAGATTTTATAGAAAAATGGAACTTATCAGATAAATTGGTTGATGATTTGAAATTATTTGAAGTATTAGATATGTTTTATTTAGAATACACAAAAGAACAAATCATCGCAATGATTGAAGACTATTATGCCAATGCTGATGATATACAAAATGATATTATTGCAACAGCCATTGAAGGCTTACGAAAGATGTTTTTTCAAGAAGATGAGGAGAAATAATTTTCTTGCAAAAGCGTAAAGTATTTAGTATAATATATATACAGTAAGAAAGAAGGTAAAGTTATGAGAAATTATTTTTCTTCCCATAATCATACAGAGTTCTCTAATCTTCGTATCATTGATAGTATAAATAGATTTGACCGTATGGTTGATTATGCTTGGGATTTAAATTTAAGAGGTGTGGCATTAACTGACCACGATTGTTTAAGTGGAAGTCTTAGAGCATTAGATATTTATAAAGCAAAGTTACAAAAAGAATGGAGTGCAATTCATCCAGATGAAGAATTTATTGGATATGAAGCGGCTTCAAAAGAATTAGAGTTTACAGTTGCATTAGGTAATGAGATATATTTAAGCGAAGAAGGATTGAATGAAAGTTGTATGGACGGCAATCATCCAGTCCACTTTTGGCATTTAATTTTGATAGCAAAAGATGCAGAAGGTTTTCATCAACTTAGACAATTAAGTACAGCGGCTTGGAAAAGAACTTGGTTTAGAGGAGTGTTAAGAACTCCAACTTATCCAAGTGATTTGTTTAAGTTTGTTAAAGGCGGACATTTAATTTGTTCAACTGCTTGTTTAGGCGGTTATCCAGCGTGGTGTTGGAAACAAAGTAAAATGGATAAAGAAATTGATGAGTTTTTTAATGATGTAAAAGATGCATCTGCTTATGAAAAAGAAAGACAATTTTATTTAGGCAAGTTGGACAACCATCTCGCCGCAATGGAACAATTATTTGGTAAAAATAACTTCTTTGTAGAACTTCAACCAAATGAAGAAGGAAGTGACCAAAACGAATATAATAAATTTATGATTAATAGATATTGGGGTAAGTATCCTTTTATCTTCACAACTGACTCGCATTATTTAAAAGAAAATGAACGTAATATTCATAAAGCATTTTTAAATAGTAAGACAAGTAAAGATAGAGAAGTTGACGAATTTTATAAATATGCTTATATGATTGAGCAAGATAAAATTCGTGAATTAATGAGTTATGTTAGTGATAGTCAATTTAATGAAATGATAAAGAATACTCATTATATTGCAAGTCAAATAGAGTTTTATGAATTAGAAAAGAAATCTATCTTGGCAAAAGTAGAATATGATTATTGGGATAAATATGAAGAAGATTTAGAAATTTTTGCAGATGTAGATGAAGAACGTTATCCTAACTTCTATTATTATTTGCATACAGATAAACGTGCAGATAATTATTTGGCGCGTCTAGTTGCACACGGTTATGTTGAAAAATATAATGAAAAGTGGGACATCAATCAATATTATGCAAGATTAGAAGAAGAGTTTTGGACATTAAAACAAGTAGGTGATAAGATTGAGCAAAGTATGGCGGATTATTTTATCACAATGAGTAAGATTATTGACATCTGTTGGG